GGTACATGAATGGTAAACAACATCGTGAGGACGGTCCGGCTGTTGAACTTGCTAATGGAAACAAATATTGGTATCTGAACGATAAGCGCCACCGTGAAGACGGTCCTGCGATTGAAAGTGCCAATGGAAACAAATTCTGGTGCCTGAACGGTAAACGCCATCGTGAGGACGGCCCTGCTGTTGAACTTGCTAATGGAAACAAATACTGGTATCTGAACGATACACGCCATCGTGAAGACGGTCCTGCTGCTGAATATGCTGATGGTTCCAAATTCTGGTATCTGAATGGTAAATGCCATCGTGAAGCCGGCCCTGCCATAGAACTTTCCAATGGAGATAAATTCTGGTATCTGAATGGTTTAGAATACACCGAAGCAGAATTCAATGCAAAGATGCATCCTGTGAAGGAATTGTCTGTTGCTGACATCGAAAACCTACTTGGGTATAACGTGAAAATTGTTAAGGACTAAAATGAAAACATACGAAGTCAAGGTTCATGGTAATGGCACCAAATTCTGGTATCTGAATGGTAAACTTCACAGTGAAGCCGGCCCGGCGATTGAATATGCTACTGGAGATAAACATTGGTGTCTGAATGGGGTAGAATGCACCGAAGCAGAATTCAATGTAAAGATGCATCCTGTGAAGGAATTGTCTGTTGCTGACATCGAAAACCTACTCGGTTTTAAAGTGAAAATTGTAAAGGAATAGATGAAACCATACGAAATCAAGATTAATGATGATGGCGGCATTTATTGGTATCTGAATTGTGAATTGCATCGTGAAGACGGCCCTGCAATTGAACTTGCCAATGGAAACAAAATCTGGTTCAAAGATGGTAAACTGCATCGTGAAGACGGCCCTGCAGTAGAACTTGCTAATGGAAACAAACATTGGTTTTTGAATGGTAAACTGCATCGTGAAGACGGCCCTGCTGCTGAATACGCCAATGGAGATAAATTCTGGTATCTGAACGGTAAATGCCATCGTGAAGACGGCCCGGCGATTGAATATGTCGACGGAAACAAATACTGGTATCTAGATGATATAAGATACACCGAAGCAGAATTTAATGCAATGCTCAATCCAGAAAAAGAATTGTCTGTTGCTGACATCGAAAAGCTACTTGGGTATAAAGTGAAGATTGTAAAGGAATAAAATGAAAACATACGAAGTTAAGGTTCATGATAATGGCGACATTTATTGGTACCTGAACGGTAAATTGCACCGTGAAGACGGCCCTGCTGCTGAATATGTCGACGGAAACAAATACTGGTACCTGAACGGTAAACGCCATCGAGAAGACGGCCCGGCGATTGAATTTGCTAATGGAGATAAACACTGGTATCTGAACGATAAACTGCGGCATGAAGACGGCCCGGCGATTGAATTTGCTAATGGAGACAATTTCTGGTATCTGAATGGTGTAATATGTACCGAAGCAGAATTCAATGCAAAGATGCATCCTGTAAAGGAATTGTCTGTTGCTGACATCGAAAACCTACTTGGTTTTAAAGTGAAGATTGTAAAGGAATAAAATGAAATTTCTAGCTGGGGGTAGAAATTTTGTGCGCTGATAATAAAGATAAATTGCCCCATATTCTCATTGCTTGCCACGGTTTACCTGGGTCTGGTAAAGACACATTTGCAAATCATCTTATCCGAGATGGTGGTAATTGGTCAAAAGTATCATTTGCCGCCCCAATTAAACGAGGACTCTCGGCGATGTTCAATATCCCGATGGAAGACATTGAGAACCCAAATATCAAAAATTCCGCCCATTATAAATTTGAGCGAAGTATCAGATACATGGCGCAAACTCTAGGTACTGAATGGGGCAGAGTATTAATTAAAGATTCCGTATGGGTCGATTTGGCCCAAGAAGGAATAGAGCATGCATGGAATAAAGGACAATCTGTTGTCAATACTGATTTACGTTTTGAGAATGAGGCTAAAAGAGTAAAAGATTTGGGGGGATTTATTGTCCATATTATTCGCGACGATAATAAATTCGATTCTGATAATAAAATAAACGGAGCAGTCAATCACGCGTCCAATATCACGTTAGATGAAAAGTACATCGATTTTGTAATTTTCAATAATGGTACAATAGATGAGTTTCAAAGCGACATAACAAAAGTAATAAAAGAGATTACAAAAGGAGCAATAAATGAGTGACACTTTTCTAATTGCAGACCAACACTTTGGCCATTGTAACATCCTCTCATTTTTAAACGAGGATGGTTCAAATTTGAGGACATTTGACTCGTGTGAAGAGATGGACGAGACTATGGTTAATAATCATAATTCAGTTGTTGGGCCAAATGATACAGTTTATTTCTTGGGAGATGTGTGTTTTGGTGCTACTCACTTTCATAATGTCATGCCAAGATTGAATGGCGCAAAAGTCCTCATTAAAGGAAATCACGATAGTTTGAAGATGTCAGCTTATAATCAGTACTTTAAAGATGTTAGGTCTTGTCACATGCTAGACAGGATTCATTTGAGCCACATTCCAATCCACCCAGGAAGTCTAAGCAGGTGGAGGAGTAACGTGCATGGGCATTTACATTCTGGAACTGTGAAGAAGCAATTATTTTCTTTAGAACATGGTTCACCGGTCTGGACTGAAATCGACGACCCTAAGTACTTCAACGTATCTGTAGAAAGGAATAATTATACGCCTGTTGCATTTGAAGTAATCAATAAGCATTTCAAAGATAATGGGCTGTGAGTAATTGAGTTATTATTCTTCCTCCAAAGATTCACAAATCAAAATAATTTGATTGTTGGCTTGACATGGTTTAAAATAATAACAGGGAGATAATTATGAAATTTTACACTTATTGCCAAACTCTTGGTAATTCTATATTATATAGAGGATATGATAAGGGCCGACAAATAATCGAAAAGATTGATTTTGGCCCTACATTATTCGTTTCCACAAAAAATAGAGACGAAAAATCTTGGAATGATTTATACAAAAACACCCCACTCGAACCAATTCAATTCAATAATATCCGAGAAGCAAAAGATTATGTAGAAATGTATAAGGATGTCCATGGGATTGAACTTCATGGCATGACTAAGTGGAACCTTCAATATATAAATTCAAAATTTCCAGGAGATATTGAATATGATATATCACATGTAAAAATTCACACGATAGACATCGAAACAGTAGATGAGGATTCCGAAGAAGGTTTTCCTGATATTCAGGCAGCGCGCATTCCGATTGTTCTCATATCTATACACGATAATATAACAGATAAAACGGTCGTATTAGGATTAAAAGAGTTTGATAAAGTTGAGTCTGATGCCTTTATATATAAAAAATTTGATACTGAGAAAGAACTATTAAAGTTTTTTATCGAATTTCAGATTGCAACAAAACCAGATGTTTGGACGGGGTGGAATACATCAGGATTCGATATACCATATATGATTAATCGAATCAAACTACTATTTGATGAGACACAAGTTAAACGGCTATCGCCATTCAATTATATTCGTGAAAAGATGGTTAATATCCGTGGAAAAGAAATTCAGACGTATGAGATTTATGGTATCATAGACTTGGATTATCTTGAACTCTATAAGAAATTCGGCACATATTCATCGAAAGAATCGTACGCATTAGGATTTATTGCCCAAGAAGAACTTGGCGAAACAAAACTTGAATTACCAGGGGTGTCATTCAGAGATTCTTACGTAAACCACTTCGACACTTTCGTGAGATATAATGCGATAGACTCAATTCTTGTTAAGAAATTAGAAGACAAGATGAAGTTGATTGAACTTGCTTTTGCTATGGCATATATGTATCATTGCAATCTAGGAGATGTATATCGCACTGTTGCTCCATGGGAAGCATTCATCTATCATCACTTGAATAAGAAAAAGATTGCAGTTCCGCCTCGAAAAAATGGATTGAGGGGGGATGTAGAAGGTGCATGGGTGAAAGACGGTATACAGGGCATGTATGGATGGTGTATGTCTTTCGACTTCTCATCCCTATATCCTTCTGTTATTCGTCAATGGAACATATCGCCGGAGACATTTAGAGCACCGGAATATGATATTAGAGCAAGAAATTTCTTGGATAATGATGCAGATGCTATTGCTGCCATTGATTATGCAAAATCAATCAATCATACAATTGCTGCAAATGGTACAATGTATGATAAATCCAAAAAAGGATTTCTAGCAGAATTGATGGAATATTGTATGACTGGTCGTGCAATAGCTAAAAAAGAAATGCTTCGACTAGAATCGGAATATCAAATTATAGAAAGGGAAATAAGTGAACGCGCAGCGCGACCGTAGAGATTGGCAATAATCATTAGAAAGGAAACATATGAATTATTCAGAAATGACTTTAGACGAGCTTTTAGAATTGAGAAATAGTAGTAGAGCAAAAATAGCAGCATTAAAAAATAAACAACTTGCATTGAAAATCGCTTAATCGTGGGCGCAATACAAAGAAATTTGTAATTGAAAACTATGTGAATTCGGTGAACATCCCAAATTGGGACAATACCGAGCCAAGCCCTAATATGGGAAGGTGTAACGACTAGGCGAAAGCCGTAGGGTCAAGTGACTCGAAGCGCATAGCACCTGTGAAGGTGAAGAGATAGTCTGTTCTGCATAGTAATATGCAGCTATATGGGATGAAATTAACGACTTCATTTAAACACAAAAGGCGAATTCTGCATTCGGCAGCATTGGCAATGAGGGGTTCCATTATTATGATTATCGCATGGCTGAGGCGATTACACTTACTGGTCAACTATCAGACATCCATTTGGCAAATTTGTTGAATATGAATTTCAATAAAATATTAGAAACAAAAGATGTAGATTATATTATTGCAGGCGACACTGACTCTGTGATTATTAATTGTCAGAGAATTGTAGATAAATTTGCGTCAAACAAATCGACAGGTGATGTTGTTAAATTTTTGGATGATTTCGCTAATAAAATATGTCAACCAATTATCAATAATAGCGTCAGTGTGATTTTTGATAAAATGAATGCTTATGATAAAATAATGGGAAGTAAGAGAGAAGCAATTGCGTCAAAGATGTTATATCGAGCAAAAAAGAACTACGCAATGTATGTATATAACTCCGAAGGGGTTGCATACAATCCACCTAAACTTAAAGTAATGGGAATTGAGATTGTAAGGTCGTCTACCCCTAAATGGTGCAGAAATAAATTAAAAGAATTATTACAGTTGATGTTTGAATCAGATGAATATACTCTACGAAAGAGATTTTTGGAACTGGAGAAAGAATTCAAAACATTGCCGCCTAGTGAAGTAGCATTCCCGCGGGGAGTGAGTGATATTGGCAAATATTTTGCAAATAATGCAATTAGAACCGGCATGACAGTACCTATGCATGTAAGGGCAGCCTGTCTGTTCAATATGAATGCAGTTAAATTCAAACAATATCAACAAATTCAAAATGGGGACAAAATAAAATTCTTATATTTGAAGATGCCAAATCCAATTAGACAAAACGTAATAGGCTTTCCTTCTAATATTGATTTGCCTCCTGAATTTAAACTGCATGGATACTTAGATTATGATACGCAGTTTGAGAAGACAGTAGAAAATGCAATGAAATCATTGACAGATTGTGCTGGCTGGAAATTGAGAGAAGAAAGTTCATTAGAATCATTTTTTGACTGATAAATAATTGCATGGTATCCGACTCCATGCACAAATCAAAAGTCGTAAATGAAAGGAGAAATACATGAGTCTATTAGACAAACTTAAAGCAGTAGGTTCAATTAAAGCAGAAACAGTAGCAGCATCAAGTTTCTTTGCTCCAAAAGATTTAGTTCAAACAAATATCCCTATTATCAACGTAGCATTTAGCGGTATACTTGATGGTGGGATAGTATCAGGTCTTACAATTCTTGCAGGACCTTCAAAACACTTCAAATCTAATCTTGGTCTTGTTTGTGTAAGTTCATACATGAAGAAATATAAAGAGGCCGTATGTTTATTTTATGATTCTGAGTTCGGCATTACTCCTGAATATATGTTATCGCATGGAATTGACACAGAACGAGTATTACATATTCCACTTGAACACATCGAACAATTAAAATTTGACATCACAAAGCGCCTAGCAGAAATTAAAAAAGGTGATAAGGTAATCATTTTTATCGATTCTATTGGCAATCTTGCGTCGAAGAAAGAAGTTGAAGATGCAGAAAATGAAAAGTCAGTAGCTGATATGACTCGAGCTAAATCACTTAAGAGTTTGTTTCGTATTATTACTCCACACCTGACAGTAAAAGATTTGCCATGTATTGCAGTCAACCACGTATATGCCGAAGTGGGACCGTTCGCGCGGACGGTCGTTAGTGGTGGGTGTTTGCTTGCAGGCACACAGTTAGAAATGGCGGACGGTCAAAAGAAGACTATTGAATCTATTAATGTAGGAGATATGGTGAATACATTAAATGGGCCTAAAAAAGTAACACATACATGGAATCCAGATACGTTGTTACACGGAACCCCAGAATGTATTAGATTTACATTTGATGATGGTTATTCAGTAACAGTTTCAGAAAATCATCCATTTTTAACATCGGAGGGGTGGGTAGAAGCAAAAAATCTCACAGAAAATCATATTTTTGTGGTTAGATGATTGACATCCTCTACAGAGGGGCAGTTAAAATAGGGTGAAAATAATCAAGGAGTGTAGCAGCGGCAAATACTATTACCGAGGCAGAATAACAAAATAGACATGGAGAAAAGAAAATGAAATTAATAAAGATAGAGAATGTTGGGATTAAACCAGTATATGATATATCTGTGGAAGATGTTGAGCATTATATTCTTGAAAATGGTATTGTTACACACAATACGGGCCTCTACTATTCCTCAAATCAGATTTTCATCATCGGCAGGTCTCAAGAAAAGGCGGGAACAGAGGTGGTAGGTTATAATTTTACAATCAACATTGAAAAATCGAGATTCGTGAAAGAAAAAAGCAAACTTCAGTTTCAGGTTATGTTCGATGGTGGTATTGATAAGTATTCTGGTTTACTTGAACTTGCATTAGAAAGCGGGTTTGTTCAAAAACCTTCTAATGGTTGGTATATAAGAGTAGATAAAAATACTGGTGAGATATTGGATGAAAAGAAAGTCAGAGAAGCAGATACTCATAATAAAACATTTTGGGCGCCGATTTTATCTAATCCAGATTTCTATAAATTCGTGAAAAATAAATTTCAATTGTCAGTTAATCCAATGAACGCGGAGGTGAAAGATGACAAAACTATATAAAGTGCGCGAACCGACCTCTACTGGTGTTTGCCCTATTCAAATCACCGATGGTAAATTCAGTGGCATTACGTTTGCTTATGGCAGAGTAGCAGTTGAGGAAATAGAAGATGCCGCCAAATTATCATTTGTATATGATGTGTTCGAAGGTGAAATTGATAAAAATTCAACAGAAGAATTTGAAAAGTTGACAGGAGATATATTAAAAGATATTCTTATTGAACAATTGAATGCTAACGAAGTAATTTACACTGGTGGTACTGATGGAATTAAAAATTGAAAATATTGTATTGGAAAATTTGATTAATAATGATGATTATTTTAGGAAAGTATTTCCTCATTTAAAAGAGGAATATTTTAGTACAAAAATAGAAAAGACACTGTTCAAATTCATTACCGTATTTGCTGAAAAACATAATAAAGCACCTAATCAAAAGATTTTAGGATTATTATCAAAGGAATATTCTTCTTTTACTCAAGAAGAATATATTCAAGCAGAATTGTTTGTGAAGGAATTGAACGGCAAAGAAGAAAATGTAGACTGGCTCATCGGCAGGACAGAGAAGTTTTGTAAAGATAAAGCATTCTATAATGCTGTCATGACTACAATTCAAGCAATGGATGGGAAAGACTCAAAATTGTCAGTGGAAGCTATGCCATCCTTGATGCAAGATGCACTGGCGGTATCATTTGATAATAGTGTAGGGCATGACTTCTTTGATGATATGGAATCTCGTTTTGATTTTTATCATTTAAAAGAAGATAAGATTCCATTCAGACTGTCGTATTTTAATAAAGTTACTAAGAATGGTATTCCTCGCAAGACACTAAACGCTGTTCTAGCAGGGGTAGGGGTAGGTAAATCACTTTTCCTGTGTGATATGGCAGCAACATCATTAAGTCAAGGCTTCAATGTGTTGTATGTCACGCTGGAGATGGCGCAAGAAAAGATAGCAGAACGCATAGACTGCAATCTACTTGACATCGATGTTGATAATTTAGGTAGATTGAACAAAGATGATTTTATCGATGGAGTTACTGGCATTAAATCCAAGACTCGTGGACAACTAATAATTAAAGAATACCCTACTGGTGGTGCTCATGTTGGGCACTTTAGGGCATTATTGGAAGAACTGAAACTCAAAAAGAATTTTCTCCCAGATGTTATTTGTATTGATTATATCAATATTTGTGCATCACAGAAATATAAGAGCAGCAATTACAATTCTTATTTTGCTATCAAAGCAATCGCAGAAGAACTAAGAGGATTGATGGTGGAATATAACTGTGTTGGCTGGACGGCCACTCAACTTACCAGAACAGGATTCAATGATTCGGATTTCAGTATGACAGATACATCGGAATCGTTTGGTTTGCCGGCATCTTTAGATTTCTTCATAGGTATTATACGCACCGAAGAATTGGACAAAATGAATCAGCTGATGATTAAACAGTTGAAGAGTAGATACAATGACATAAATTATTATAACAAATTCCTCATTGGTGTTGATATAAGGAAATTTAAATTATCTGATGTAGAAGAATCCCAACAACAAACAGTCTCCGACCAAGGCATTACAGATGATGAGTTATTCGGCAAATCCAAGAAAACACATGACTTTGCCAGCATAAATTTCGACTAAGTTGTTGATTCATTTGACAGTTTGACATTTAAAATAATGTTGGTTATGATAATAAGATGGGGCATGATGTTAAATTTGATAGCTTATAGAGCAGAAAGTGAGGTGTAAAAATGAAAATTCGTGTATATAGCGATATTCATTTGTAGTTGGACTGGTACTTTAGTGATGATATACAATTTGATGCTAATAACAGTGAAGTGAAATGCTGGAAGCCACCTGTGCTTCCTGATGACAAAGACACAATTCTAATTCTTGCTGGGGATTTATGGATTGGCACAAGATTTATTGAATTCGCGGGGTATTCATGGATTACAGAGGTCTCAACACGTTTCAAGAACGTCTTAATCGTATTAGGCAACCACGACTATTGGCCCGGAAACAACTCCCTGACTATCACGCGTGGTGGAGATACCTGCAATGCTATGTTGCAGGATTTAGGGTGTTACAATGTAAAAGTACTGGACTGCGATACATGGGAAGACGGTGAGTATTTGTTTGTCGGTTGCACTCTTTGGACTGATATGAATAATTGTAATGAGTTATCCATGTATAATATGCCTATGTTCATGCGATATGACGGAAAGATTCAATATGATATTGGGAGTAGATTTACATCTGAAAAATGGGTACAAACACATTCTAAACACCGAGCGTACATCAAACATGTAATTGAACAAAATCGAGACAAGAAAATTATTGTTATTACTCATCACCTCCCTTTGTTGACTTTGAGTGACCCAAAATTTAAAGGTACTCAAGGCAATGATTATTTTATGAGCGATTTGAGTGAGTTAATCCTTGGCAATGAGCATATTGTAATGTGGTGCGCCGGTCATACACATTACGGGTCAGATACATTTTTTGAAAAAACTAGAATAATTATAAATCCGTGTGGATATACATCAGAAAAGTTAGAACAATCAGGATTAGTTGTACACGAAACATTGAAAGTGAGGTAACTGAACCGTGAAAAGCATAATTTATCTAGATATGGATGGTGTTTTGGCCGATTTTCGAGGATGGGCAATAGAAAATTTCGGTGAAGAGTGGAAAACAGAAATTGAAAAGCCGAATTGGGGGGCTATAAGCAACACGTCGAATCTATTCGCCAAATTAAAACCAATGGCAGACGCGTTAGAATTATACAACAATTGTGTAGACATCATCGGCGACAAAAACAGAGTGCAAATTCTTACAGCATTGCCACAAAGAATGAATATGGAATCTGCTGCAAAAGATAAGATAGAATGGGCTCACACTCACATTAGTCCTGACATTAGAGTACACTTTGGTCCTTACGCCCAAGACAAACAATACCACAAGCGACACAAATTTGATGTGCTAATAGACGATATTGAATTGAATATTCAGCAATGGGAATCAGTCGGAGGTTATGGTATTGTTCATGAAAATTCAAAAAAGTCGACAGAAGAACTAAATTCGTTTATTATGGTTATAACAAATCAAGAAATGGGACAATTATGAGTGAGGAACTTGGCATTTTAGGTAGAAAACATATTATGATTGACATCGAGACATTAAGTTCTCGCCAAAATGCAATCATAATTCAAATCGGCGCGTGTTCTTTTACATTTGAAGACGGTATCGGCGAATCATTCCTTCACAATGTTGACATAGAATCCTGTTTAAATGCTGGTATGCATTTTGCAAAAGATACATACGAATGGTGGATGACACAAGATGAGACAGTATTTAAGTCATGTTTAAATGATGCAAAACCCATCAGCGAGGTTCTGCATTATTTGAATACATTCATTGGTAAAGATAAAAAAACATTAGTATGGGCGCAGGGGAGTGTGTTCGACCTAGGAATTTTATCAAGTGCTTATACATTGTGTGGCATAAACAAAAGTTGGAAATATTTTCAAGAAATGGATTCTAGAACGGTATTTACATTATTGAATGTGAGGAATGACTTGGAACGAAAGGGAGCGGTTGGTCATCATAATGCATTAAATGATGCAATTGCGCAGGCTGAAACACTTATAAAAGTTTTTAAGGAAAATTGATGACTAAAATTCATGGCAGATATACAAAATTTGATACTGCAACATTAGATGATTTTATTGAGTCTAATATAGATGCAGCTCAAGTAAAAACAGAATGGGTAGGTATGCCAGAATTCAATCAGCATAATATCGATTCTTTTGCTACTATTGTTTTTAGAGTAGTGGATGAAGAACATCTAAAAAAACTATCAGAATTGGTTGGTCAGCCATTGACACATAAAACAAAAACGGTATGGTATCCTAAACAGGGAGTTTTACCAGAACGTAGGGCATTTTATGTAGATGAGGATGATGTATGATTGACGAACACATGCCACAATACCCACTCTACATTGTGTCAAAAGGAAGAGCTGATAGTCGATTTACTTCCAAAACGCTAGAAGCAATGCATGTGCCATATTATATTGTCGTAGAAAAACAAGAAGTAGATATATATGAGGCAGCAATAAATCCTAAATATGGTACAGTTTTAGAACTCGACAAGAAATTTCAAGATGAATATGACACATTTGATGATTTAGGATACACTAAGAGTAAGGGGCCAGGTCCTGCTAGAAATTTTGTATGGGAACATGCAAAATCGAATGGATTTAAACGTCACTGGGTCATGGATGATAACATCAATGGATTTTATCGATTCAATAATAACTCTAGGATAGTGTGTCTGAGTGGAGCATTATTCCGGGCAATGGAAGATTTTAATGATAGATATACTAATCTGCCTATGTGTGGGCCTAATTATTTTTCTTTTGCTGTTCCTTGTGGCAAAAAAAATCCACCGATTATTATGAATACTCGCATTTATTCCTGTAATCTGATTGAATGCGGTACCCCTTATAGATGGAGAGGTCGTTATAACGAAGATACTGATATTTCACTTAGGATGCTGAAAGACGGCTTGTGCACTGTACAATTTAATGCATTCTTACAGGGCAAAATCGTAACACAGGCAGTGAAAGGTGGGAATACAGCAGAATTTTATGCAAAAGAAGGAACTACACCAAAATCTCAAATGCTTTTTGATATGCACCCAGATGTTACTAGATTGGTCACGAAATATGATAGGCCTCATCATCATGTAGATTATAATGTATTTAAGAAAAATAGATTACAACGTATCCCTGATATTATTATACCAAATAAGATAAATGAGTATGGCATGGTTTGTGTGAAAAGAGAAGAGTTAAAAGAAGAGCGCAAAGACGATTTTATAACAAAGATGGTGAAAAACCAAAAAAAGGAAATTTAAAATGAAAAAAGAAATTATGAGTTCTACTGGCTATCACAGCGATATACAACACATTGGTCGACCGGATTGTGTGTTTGACCAAAGGGCTAAATATACGTTTAATGGCGAAGACTTTGCAAGAGCCATGAGTGAAAAGAAATTAACCAAGACATCAACACATGTTGAAGTCGTTGGCCCTTTGACTATTGAAGAAAATATGTGATTGAGACTCGCGATTGTGATAAATAGTGATGTAGTTAGGATTTGATGAACTTTAGGAGATTCAAATCCAGTGGATATTGCATCCATTGTCCTACATCACAATACTATTTATCATTTGTAAAATTCTCCTAAATGTCTTAGTATGAACAGTCTACCGCAGGCATAAGCAGATTATGCCCCAAATGATGCCTGGCTTTTTGCTAAAGAACATCATCACTGGTATAGACAAAAAGTGAAATAAAAAGCTCCGGAAATGCTATGGTTGCAACCGGGAATCAGCGACACTTTGTTAAAAGAGGGTGGTATTAGCTGTAGGCGCGAGATATGCCAGCATCGTAAAAAGTCTTCACACTCGCAGACTTTACCATTTGACACATGGTTGAATCTTTTAGACCATCACTCCGACATTCGACGGAAAAATGTGGTTAGGTTCTGCTAGCCTAACCATGTCCTCTACTCTCTGGAAACAATTAATTAATCTTTAGATTAGATTAATCAATTAAAGAAGGTAAAGAATTAATCAATTAAAGAAGGTAAAGAATTAATTAATTAAAGAAGGTAAAGAATTAATCAATTAAAGAAGGTAAAGAATTAATTAATTAAAGAAGGTAAAGAATTAATCAATTAAAGAAGGTAAAGATTAATCAATTAAAGAAGGTAAAGAATTAATTAATCCTATCTATTAAAGAAGGTAAAGATTAATCTATTAAAGAAGGTAATTATTAATTACTTTGAAATGGAGTCCAAATGAAACTTGAATTAGATAAATCCTATAAAACAAGAAATAACAATATCGTAAGAAGAATACTTGCTGTAGATAGAAATAATGAAGCATTTCCTGTTGTTGCTGAACTTATGAGCGGTACTATTTTTGTGTATACAGCAGAAGGTAATTATACTTTACAGCATGAACATCCTTTTGATATTGTAGCTGAATATCAGTAAAATGAAGAACTCTATTGTGTTGAATTATGCCTATTAACGACTTCATTTGTATACAGTGTGGCTTTGAAATAAAAGATGTTCTTCACAAAATGTCTGAAATTCCAGTCAGATGTCCTAATTGCGATAAAGACGGTTTGAAACGAATACTATCAACTTCTGGTATCATTTTTAAGGGTACTGGATTCTACCAGACAGATTACAAAAACAAATAACGATGGTTGTAAGTGATTGATTTATCATTACATTTGACAATTAAATGTATCAATATTATCATAGTAATATGGTTGATATGGTGAGAAATAATTAAATCATGAGTTATAGAGACTTAATTCAAACAAAAACTGAAGAGATTCAAGAAAAGCTATTAGCTCTTGGTTTTGCAAAGATTCATACTCCATTTTCTATATGTAAATTGCCAAAAGGAGTTGCTGGCAGGGCGTGGGGGTACGATAGATTCGAGATAAGCATAGATTATCTCGAAAAACATACCGACCGCATTTTATCTCGTACTGTTCCTCATGAAATTGCACACATGTACACAGCGAAGTACTATCCTCAAGCAAATGGTAAAGGTGGACATGGTAGAGAGTGGAAAAAATTCATGGAAGCACTTGGATGCGAACAGAACAGATACCACGACATGAAATTGACAGTTGGTGCAATAAACGAGCCAACCAAGATTATTAAGCAAGATAAAGAATTTGTCGGTATCTATGATGTTCTTTGGAACAAAGACTCACAATGCTATAATGGATTCATCAATAAATCAATTGTTGCAACTGATATAAGTTACAATAAAGTAAAGAAAATCATGCAAGAATCTTTCGGTTGCAAGATGTTCAATGTTGTAATCCCATCATTTTAATGAACAAAGGAGAATGGAATGAACACTGAATTTGAAAAAGGCCAAATTGTATTCCAAGCATGTTCGAATTTTGCAACAGTGGGAGAATCGGGGTTGAATGGTACCAAATTCAAGCCGGCAGTGAATATCGGGATTGTGATTGAACGCAAACTAAATTCCTGCAATGATGAACGTGTATTTTTTGTTGACCGTGGAGGTAATGATTTTGTTTTCGGCCGGGTGTATTACTTCGCATGGCGCGCCGACGGCATATTCGCAACAGCTGATGAAGCCTTTGAGGCACTGCAAAGCGACGTAATCTGCCCAGACGTATACTCTGATGCAGATAAGAAATCATTCGATGATTTTCGCGGCGGTAAAATGCGCATTGCACCTGATACTAAATGATGATTGACGAAACCGTGATGTTGCACCCGCTGCGGCAGACAAGGAGATTAGAAATGAGCGAGCATAAAGCACTATCTGCCTTCGAACAGGCGGCGATACAAGTAGAAGTTATCGAGTTGAAACAGCGGCTGAAAATGGCAACTAAAACGATAAAATCCCTAAACAAGCAAATAACAAGACTTGAGGATGTTTTGTTTTCCTCTATGACCGCCGGCAATGGCGACCGCAAATAGCTGGAGAACCATATCACGAAGCGTGTCATTCCGTGATAAGGTCAACAAAACAATGTTTTTAAACATTGATATAATCTTATCATGAAGGATAATCTCAAAATGTAGACTATTACACCTCATAACCCATTCATTTTAAATAAGATTTGACATTTAATTGCAAATGATTGATAATACATTATCGAATAAGGGAGTAGATGATGAAAAACTGGATTGATGCTATCGGATGCACATTGTTTTTTACTGGGATTTTTTCCCTTTTTGTTGAAGCATGGTTTCGTTTACAAGGGCTTTGAAAGGAGAATAGTCATGAATGGTTTTTTAATTTTTATTGATGGACAATATTTTGACGAAGTGTTTTTCCCGAAGAGTATGACAGTAAAGGAAGCTCGAGCTTCCTTGCTTGTTGAAGGATATCCTTCGAACATTGAGATTGAATCGTTTCGTACTTCGGTAGAGGACTAATATGGCTAATGTTAAACAAGGTAACCTTACAAAATCGCCTCAATGGTGGAAACACCTAAAAGATTTTAAACGGGTGTTTTGGAAAACTGAACGTCTTGCCCAAAAGAAGAACATCCGAGAACAGATACGAGAATCATAGATAATTTGGTGAATTTTAATAATGACAAATTTGAAAAAAATATCTGATATTGTGCTGAATAAACGATGGGCAGAGTTCACTGAACTCGGCATTGACATGAAGCATTATGAAGATTTGGGTATGGTTCTTTTGAACTATAATCAAATCGAAGCAATCAAGAATCATCCAATAGTAAATCTTTGCCGAGGATTGCTAATTGGATATGACGGTTCTATTATTCGCAATGGCATGCCGCGTTTTTACAATTTGGGTGAGAATGGGGTCGACACATTCGACTTTCAAAATTCAATCACATTTGAGAAAGCCGACGGCTCACTCATGTTTACGTACTTTTGCCTCCCAACAGGGAAGTGGGAAATCGGTACTCGCGGAACTGCTTTTGCAGAAGGACCGAAAGAATTCTTCGGGACATTCCGAGATTTTATGCTATCAGCTATGGGCCGAACAGAAGCAGAATTTCAAGAAGACTGCACGGAATTGCTGAACAAGGAATACACATACTTGTTCGAGTGTATCGGGAAAGATAATCGCATAGTAACTCCGTATGGAGAAAATATGCTGGTATTTCTATCTAGTGTAGAAAATGCAACCGGCAATGAATATCTTATTGGTAATCAGGAAGTACATAACGCTTTGCTTAATTGGAATGTCCGACCTGTTGAGGTGTTTTCATTTAATACTCAAGATGATTGTCTCAAAGTGCTTGGTGAATTGACTGGACTCAAGGAAGGGTTTGTTGTATATAACACAAAAACAAAAACACGTGTTAAAATAAAGTCGCCTACATATCTTGCAATCCATCGCCTCCGTGGCAATGGTTTGACTTTGAATTCAGTATGTGAACTTATCGTCACGCGCGAAGTGGATGAATACTTAGCTACGTTTCCTGAAGATACACATAAGTTCAATGAAGCACAATCAATGTATGCAGTTATACAAAATGAACTCACAGATAATTATTGTAAATTCAAGACCATTGAATCACAAAAGGACTTTGCTATTGCGATTAAGGACTTGCCTTTAAGTTGCGTAATGTTTAAGGCCCGCAGCGCAAATGTTAATGACGTGTTACATGAATTCAATAAGTTTCCAGTTAACAAAAGAGCAGAATGGCTAAAGACTAGATTGACTTAGTCTTGCCGTTGTTCTATGCCGTCATCACAAGGAGGTCGACCAATGAAAAATCGCGAGGGAGTTGAGTATTCTTTTCAAAAAATTAACAATGATGAGTTTAAAATAGTAGGTGACTTGAAACACTGGAGATATGGTGGTAAAGACGGGCAGGCTGAAATTGACACAAATGATTTGGGATTTGTGGACCCATCTGGAGGTCCATTCATTTCAGTCGGTTCTTTGTTGAATGGGCGTAAAGTCACGAATATTCGGATCGATGCCGACAGTTCATTCATTTTTGAACTTCAGCCCTATGCAGCATAAGTCATTGGTTTGTATAGACATTTGACATTTTATCAGCATGTGTTTTAATGATTATATCGATAAATGTGGTACGAGGAGAAATACGTGAAAAGGGCTATTATTGCAATTGGTATTTCGGGGTCGGGCAAAACCACCGAAATTGCAAAGCGGGAATATGATTACTTCGTTAGAATTGAACGTGATATTATGCGCAAGCGCCTGCTTGGATTTGATGATGATAATTCTAGCGATAACTTCTGGTCCCTCTGGAAATTCACAAAAGAAAATGAAAACAAAGTCACTGAAATGGTGAATGAAATAATTGATGACTGCGCAAAGATGAAAGCAAACATCATTATTGGTGATACGAATTTGAATATTAAATATCGGTCACTGCTGCATACAAAACTTGAAGAACTTGGATATACTGTTGAGTTCAAAGTCTTCCATATTGATGTGATGGAAGCAATTAAGCGTGACGAGCGCCGCCGCGATACTGTCGGTCATCAGGTTATTTGGAAGCAGTATGAACAATTTACTAAAGAATTTCCAAGTACTCGGCAGTATGTTGCAGACGTCACAAAACCAAGGGCTATCTTGGTTGATGTAGATGGAACATTGGCTCACATGAATGGTAAGCGCGGGGCGTTTGAATGGGATAAAGTCGGGCTGGATGATTGTGATGAACAAGTAAAGTTTTTGGTAAATAACATGCCAGTGGAAGATACTGTTATAATTCTTTCTGGGAGAGATGGCATCTGTAGACCAGAAACAGAAAAGTGGCTCGATTATAATGACATTTTTTTTGATACGTTACTCATGCGAGCAACAGGTGATATGAGAAAAGATACAGTTGTGAAAGAGGAAATTTTCTGGAGAGATATTGCTCCGAATTACAATTGTCAATTCGTTATCGATGATAGGCCTAGCGTGTGTGATAACTGGAGAGCAATGGGGCTTAAAGTTTTTCAGGTTGGCAATCCTAACATCAGATTTTGACAGGAGATTAAATAATGGAAGTCGTAATCAATGTAGATTTTGGTGGGTTTGGGGTTTCATCAGAAGTAATGCAGTATTTGATAGATAATAAATCTGATGCAATTATACTCATGCCTGTGATGGATGCTGATCATTTTAATAAGTATACAAGTAATTACAATGATTATGGTTGTATAAAGGCGACAGGGAATTCTATTTATGTTCTGAAATCCGGATATGATATTCGTACAAACAAGGATTTGATTAAAGCAGTTAAAATATTTGGCAAAGCAGCGAACGGGAAATATGCGTCATTGAAAATTGTAGAAATTCCTGACGACATTTCGTGGTTTATTTCGGTGGATGACGGTGGTAGAGAACATGTTTCGGAAACTCATAGAACTTGGAGATAAAATGAACTATAATATTGAGTATGAAAAAAAGTCTTTCATGAAAGCAATAGACTACATTAAAGAAAATAATCTCTATCGCAGAGGGGAGTCTAATTATGATTTGTGGTTAATTGATTTTATCAAAAGCACGGTAAAGAGTGCTATGCATAAGTATAAAAGCGCGGGGGTATGGTCTTCTTGGTCTTCGTGCGGCGGGGTAACACTTGTGTTAACGTCAGATAATAAAGCAACGGAAGGCTTCGATATAATTGATGTCAATATCACAGTTGAACCTAATTTTGAAAATAGTGATTATGTAACACTAAAAATTCGTGATGAAGCTTAAAAATGAGTCTAGAATTAGAACAAAATAACAGGTATTACTTTTGATAAAGGGATTGACATGAATTTTATTATTACTACTCATGCGACATTTGAACATATTTACGAAATTGATGCCCCAAATGAAAATGCCGCTGTTGAGATTGTGACGAGAACAGATGCTCAATTGGATTATCATCAAAGATTTATTGGAGAAAAAGTAGTACACATCACACTTGCCCACAATTCTATTCCTATGACGCCAGATGAATTTAGAGCATTAGGTTGTTTTTGATAATGCCAGATTAAAGGAGATTATTATGCGAGTGGACATAGGAAAGTACAAGTATTATGTTGGGCCTTATCAGATAGCTGAAATGCTGATGTTTTGGATTCCTAAATACAATGATAAGCACGAATATACAAAAGCATACGATAAATATGTTCATAGATTTGGTGAAATTTTAGCAGATACTCCGATAAACACTTTATGTGAATGGATTGATACTAAGCAGAAACGTAAAATCAAAGTTAAAATCCACGATTATGACACTTGGAGTATGGATTATACATTGGCATTGATTATTTTACCTATGCTTAAAAAGCTGAAAGAGACTAAACACGGCTCGGTCATAGTTGATTTAGAAGATGTTCCACTACAGTATCGATATAGTGATGATTCAGAATATGAAAATGCTCAACGAGCATTTGACTTTTACAATGACGAAGATAGTGTCAAAATTGAGTGCGACCATCATGTACGATGGGACTGGGTACTCGATGAAATGATTTTTGCCTTTGAAATGATTTTAAACGATGGAAATTGGATGGATGCTTATAAAACATCATATCCAATGACCGAAGAGGAATCAAAACATCAATCAGTATTAAATAAATTGTATTCTAAAAATGTTAAAATTGTTTATGATTGGGATAGTATCGAAAAGGTAGAAAACAGAATAACAAACGGCCTCATTTTATTCGGCAAATATTATAGAGGATTATGGTCTTGATGATGTGGGCTTTTGAGTTAAATCAAATATGGAGCGCAGATGTTAGACATACAAACTTTACGAAATGATTTGGAGGGCGTGGCCGCACGTTTGGCGACACGCGGATTTGTTTTGGATACCGCGAAATTCGAGCAGCTGGAAGCCGAACGCAAAAGCATCCAGGCGCGCGCGCAGGAACTGCAAGCCAAGCGCAATGTCGCATCCAAGCTAATCGGTCAGGCGAAGGCCAATGGTGAAGAAACGACCGCTATCAAGGCCAAAGTGATAGCGGTGAATGATGAGTTGAAGCAACTAGAAGCCAGGCTGCCACAAGTGCTGGGAGATATGGAGGCCTTCCTCGCCAATATCCCCAACCGGCCGCACCCCAACGTGCCCGAAGGGAAGTCGGAAGCAGATAACGTCGAGATGTATAAGATCGGCGAGCCGAAGAAATTCGATTTCGAGGTGCAGGACCATGTCAGCATCGGCGAGGACTTGGGCGGTATGGAGAAGATTTCCAAGTGAGCCTCATCCATCTGCTCGCCACCACCGGCCACAGACTGACGTGGCCTCTAAAGATCGTAATGTGTTTATTGATATTATCAAACACCTCCTTAGCAGATAAGCTCGTAATACCACCAGAGTATGTGATAAAATATTCAGCGAAAATGGCTTATAAAGATTTTCCAAAACAAGCAGATATTTTGGCAATAATCAGAGTAGAGTCAGCATTCAATCCGAAGGCATTCAATCCAGAGAAGAGCAAGATAAATCCTAACAGGAAAATACCCCCCTCTATTGGACTTATGCAGGTGCAGAATGGCACGTTCAATCCGAAGCATAACATGAAGCAAGGAACTTCTCTACTTAGAGAGTATTACGTAAAGTATTGCAATCGTAGCATTGAGTGCGCCGTAAAAAGTTATAACATCGGTCCACGAAATTTTAAACACGGGAAATTAAAAAAATCTGGAGCAATCTATTTCAATAAATACCAATATCATCGAGCGAGATACGACAAATTTGTTGAAAAGTTGACAACCCACGTTAATTAATCTATGATGGATTTTTAGAACTCAATTGGAGTAATGTATGAATGTTGTTGTAATTAAGACATTAGGCGGTGAAGAGATTCTGGCAGAACTCGAATCAATATCATCAGAAGGTGATTATACCGTTACTAGACCTAGGATACTAATGGTTTCTGGCCAAAACATTGGATTAGTGCCTTATCTCATTAGTGTACCTGATGCTAATAACATCAGAATAAAAGCACATTCTATTGTAACAGCGGTGGATGCTCCGCATGAAATCGCGAATCAATATATCAAAACTGTAACAACTTTGATACTGGGGTAAACGTAAGCATGAGTACTTTTATTGTTTACTTTGACATCCTCGCGAGGTTGTCAAAGGGGTAAATTGTTGTTTTTATTAGACATTTGACAATTAATTAAAAATCTATATAATTGATTATGTCGATTTAAATGTTTTGGTGAATCAATTTGTTTCATAATGAATTGGATGAAATTTCGCCAAATCATTGATTGATAAATAAATTTGACAATTAAATCGAAACTTGATATGATTGTTAGGTGGTTGTGAAACAGGCAACACTGAAAGGTGTAAATCTTTCACCATTTGACAATTAAATCGAAACTTGATATGATTGTTAGGTGGAATTCAATGACACATAATATCGTGTTAGCAAACAGGAATGGAACGTGGCTGCGAGGACCTGTTTAAAAACCTCTACGGGCGGATTCGGGGATGAATGGGAAACTGAAAAATCCGAATATTGGACATTCAATAGATGTTCAATCAAAAAAATTATGCATATTAATATATTAATATGTTAAGACCGTTGTTGGATACGGAGAGATTGATACAAAGTATATGGGTTCGATTCCCTTTATGAAACTGTTAACGCAGATGGCATATACAGGTGTTCCAGAATTAAAAGGTTGGTAATCGACGTGGTGAGCAAAGCCAACATTATTTGATTGAACTTTATTGAGTGTGCTTTATTAAGATTTTCAATGAAAAGGTTGCAGATGTAAACATCATTGGTCAAGAAATCTTAATTAAGCACATTTTACAATACTCCTGTAACGCGAAGGGAACGGTTTGATTCCGTTACGGACCGTTACGGTCCACCAAAATGCACAGCATCGCTTTATGCTGTGGTAGGAAGCCTCTGTATCCGTCGGAAACATGCATCTCAAACTACAACGAGAGTCCTCGCAAAAGGACATAGCTTTAAATAATGCCCTGATGGCGGAATTGGTAGACGCATCAGATTTAAGTCCTGACGCTTAGGCATGTCGGTTCGAGTCCGACTCGGGGTACCAACTTTGAGTTGCATATATAGGGCCTGTAGTTTAATGATAAAACACCGAACTCATAATTCGAGAGACTACCAGTTTGACCCTGGTCGGGCCCACCAATTTGGCTGAAACATATTATAAATGTCACTATGGACTAATGCCGCCGATACAACAAATGTAACAATTACAACAACGGGTTCTAAATTTACAAAAACTGCACATTAAGGAAAATAATATTATATATGATTTACCGCCAGTATCACAACCGCCTTCTAAGCGGTAGCCGTGTAATTGGACCAATGGGAGTTCGAGTCTCTCCTGGCGGACCAAATTTGCCGACATCTACTGGTTCGAGTCCTGTCTCCGAGACCATAGAAGTTGTCTAATCGCAATATGTTTTAAGATATACCCGAGCTGAACCAAATAATGAATTGGGAGTATAGCTCAGCTGGAAGAGCATTCGACTTTTAATCGACAGGGTGCGAGTTCGAACCTCGCTGCTCCTACCAATGCAATGCATGACTACACTAAGTCAGAGCATAAATTTGGGATGTTAGTGATAACGAGAGTCCTGCAAGAGGACATAGCTTTAAATAATGCCCTTATCGTATAATGATATTACGGTTGACCTGTAATCAACTCATGGAGGTTTGATTCCTTCTGGGGGCACCAGAACAAATGTAATAAATATGCTCCCCAGCATTAGTGTGCAGCGGATTTTTATAAAGTCTGGAGACTGGTCAGATAGGCTGGAACGGCACGGAGCGTAACCGTGGGGGAGTACCAAACAACTTAACGCATGTGATAAATACCCGAGTGGCGTAATGGCAGCCGCGCTGTGCTTAGAACGCAGTGTCCGTAAGGGCGTGTCGGTTCAAATCCGACCTCGGGTACCAAAATAATTGGAGATGTCATATACTGGCTATTATGCTCGGCTGTCTACCGGGACAAGACGGATCGTAACCGTTCATCTCCGCCATACAATGGAAGATGTGGTGCAAGGTGCAACCGGAGTTTGCTAAATTCCCGGCCAGAAAGGGCCCGACAGGTTCGATTCCTGTATCTTCCTGTGCCTCGTCTGATGGACAGTGTCTAGTCTTCGAAACTGGAACAGAGCGGTTCGATACCGTTACGGGGCACCAAATAATCGTCGTGTGGCAGAAAAGTGATGCACTGCTTTCATAATGCAGTTTCAAGCTGGCGCAATACCAGCCATGACGACCGATTATTACAATTGGGCATTAGTCATCTTCTGCCAAATTCAATAATAATGGTGAGTATAGCTTAATCAGTAAAGCCTCTGGCTGTGAATCAGGGAGTCCTGCGAATGCAAGTCTCGTTGCTCCCCCACAAGTTTTAGCTTTGCAAAAAATAACTCTCTGAGGTGTTAATAGATGCATGCGTGGTTTGGGACCACGAGGAGTAGGCGCGATACCTACCAGAGAGACCAAAATACAGTGTGTAAGTCATTGGCAGACATCCCGGCTTGGAACTGGGGAGCAGTAGGTTCGATTCCTACCACACTGACACAAGTGAAGATGATTTTGTGTCATCTTTACACAATGCGGGAGTCGTATAATGGCATTATTACAGCCTTCCAAGCTGAAGACAGGGGTTCGATTCCCCTTTCCCGCTCCCTTGAGTCACAGTCAAGACTCGAACTTGTATATAGTAATATGAAAACATATTATACAATCTACAAGATAACAAATCAAATTGATGGCAAATTCTATATTGGAAGCCATAAGACCAGAAATTTGAATGACTCATATATGGGTTCTGGTAAGTATCTTAGATATGCCATTGAAAAATATGGGTTGGAGAATTTTGAAAAAGAGATTCTTTATATATTTGATACATCCGAAGATATGTATACAAAAGAGGAGGAAATAGTAAATGAAGAATTCTTATCTGAAGAAAACACTTATAATTTGAAACTTGGTGGATTAGGCGGGTGGGACCATATAAATTCGAATGTTGAGCTTCGAATAGAAAAGAACAAGACAGCAATGGAAAATGCAAATAAAAATGGCTGCTCAATATTAGGAAATATGCGGCATTATATAAAACAAGAAAATTATAAAAATAATCCAAATAAATGTTTACATTGTGGTAAAGAGTTAGAATACTCAAAAAGAAATAACAAATTTTGTGGTCATGTTTGTTCAGCAACACACGTAAATAAAACACGAACATTAAAAAAGAATTTGCAAGGTCCCGTATCCACACATTCATAGGTGGCTAATACCGTCTTGTATAGTAACAACTGCGACTTCTATCAGTAGACTTCTGGCTCATAACCACGAATGGGAGTAGGTGCAATTCCTGCGGTCGCAACCAATTAAATATAGTTTATGGGGGCAGTAATGGGTTACGGCAATCATTTGCGATGATTGTGCTGGTAGGGTTCGATTCCCTCGGCCTCCAATCCTAATGTGTACGGAGGTAAAATGAAATCATTTAAAGTATTTTAAAAGTAAAGAACATGGTTAAAAATCATAACTTGGCAAAATCAATTCACGATGCTTCATGGTCGGAATTGGTGCGTCAGCTTGAGTATAAGTCCAATTGGTACGGTAAAACATTTACCAAAATTGATACTTTTTTCCCATCTTCTAAAACTTGCAACTGCTGTGGTCATAAGGTAGAGTCTTTGCCGCTCGACATTAGGGAATGGATTTGTCCATCTTGTAGTGCTGAGCATGATAGAGATGTAAATGCAGCAAACAACATTCTGGATGAGGGCCTTCGTGACCTTTATTCCTTAACATCGGCCGAATTAGTCGATTACAAACGCAGAGAAGCAGTTAGTCCCGATTATAGTGTTCTGCACCAAAATTTGGCATCTTTGATGAAGCGTTTAGCAAAAGTAAACTTTACAGAAGTTTACGGTTATGCATAATTATGATAGTTGTGGGCAAATACTATGGAAGAGCAAACCGACTGGCGACGGTACCTGTCTTGAAAACAGTTGAGGTAATGACCTTACCCTTGGGGGTTCGACTCCGCCCTCTTCCGCCAACAGATTCGTAAAATGATAATCTGATTTATGACCCTAAAGCATTAAAGTGATGTACCGGTCTCCAAACCCGGCGAATGCGGAGCATTACCGTATAGGGTTGCCAATAATGCCCGGGTAGATGAAAGGTTCAATCGGTCTCCCTACAAGTGACAGCATGTCAGTTCGAGTCTGACACCGGGCACCAATTCAGTACTTATGATAAGGAAAGACATATGAAAACGCATGTTCTTTTTGTGATGGAATCAACATTAGCAGCAAAAGAAAAATTCGAAGAATTGATGAATTTTACATTGATGATGCAATTAAATAATCTACCCGATTCAAAATTCTAGAAACATCTGACTTTGAATACACAATTAAATCTATGTCCGACTCGAACGAATCTTGTTATGGGATAGAGTTCAATACGTGCATAATTATCTGATGTTTGTAAAAGTAAAATTGATATGGAAAAATTAATGTTGATTAAATCAAGAATCAGACATCCTCACTGATGGACAGACATTTCTTTCCTAAAGAAATAGGATAGGTTCGATGCCTATTGGGGATTCCAAAATTCACAATCGAAAGATTGTAAAGCAGGAGAGTATTAAAGGCTTGGAAGACGGGAGGGGCAGTACCTCCCCAGGTCCACCACTAATGGTGTTAAACAGTAAACGGATAGATAGAACTTGACGAAGGGACTATCCAATATGATGGGTGCATCAAACTGAACTACCAAATTAATATCATTAGTAATGGGCCTGATATAGATTCGATTTTGAGGAAATAGACTTTCTTGGGATAGTCAGACGACTGACTAAAATAGCGTAAATAAAGTAAACGCAGCTAATGATAGCTTATATGCACTAGCGGCTTGATTGTCGTGTAGTGCCGAGTTTGGTGCTTTTCTTGGGAACAGAAAAAGCACACTTAATTGTTACATTAAATGGAAGAATTCATGTCTACAAAAAAGCAAAAATCGTGTCCATTTTGCGGAAGACCTTCAGATGTTTTAGATAATGAAACATTATACCCTAACGGGCTTTATTGGAGGATAGAGGATGGCATTAAACATTACATTTCATTTGAGGATAGAAAAAGTGAGGATAATAAGTGCTGGACTTACAACTGCCCTGTAGTGGCAGGCGGGTGCGGCGCGGAAATTTATGGCGACTCGCGTGACGAATGCATAGAAAAATGGAATACTCGAGTTTAATTATTCTTTTTAGCAAAAATTTGACAATTATTCTACCGTTGTTAAAATGGCAATCATCATTGATTATTAAAGGAAAGGAATGAAATGCAAAAAAATATCGGGATGTTTTTGGGGGGCATTGCAATGGTTGCGATTATCTCTGTGGTTCTTGCTCTGCCTGTGATGTGGGTGTGGAATGCGGCATTTGTTGGTACGATTGACGGTGTACATGAAAT